TCCTCAAACGCAATTATAGAGTTTACAACCTCAGCTGGAACTTCTAATATATATTCGGATACGACAGGTAATGTTCATATTATCCCAAAAAATACACATTTTTTTATTGATGGAAATGTAAATGTAACTGGTGATATTACTTATGGTGGTGGTATTGAATTGGGTAATCAACTTGGTATTAATTTGGGTGGCGAAGCACCACAAACAACTCTTCATGTGAGGGGTGGGGTGATTACAAATGATGATCAAGTTGCATGTAAAAGGTATTCACAAACATTCTCAATTGGTGAAGGCGACGCCAAGGATATTCAACTTATATTTGGTACAGGGGCTTTCTACGCAAAGGTTACCACAATTCTAAGAAGAACAGATGGTTCAACTGTTAAAGATCTTAGTACAATGATTCTTGAACTTCAAGGTGGTACAGGGGATGCGAGTGCGTCTACAGTTGATATAGCTGTGGGTACAAAGAACCTCTTTGGTGGTACAAATAGCTATCCATGGAGTCCAACTGTAACAACTGGTATTCGCGGGATAAGTATTACACCATACAATGTGGATTCAACCAGAATTTACTCTTATGATGTCTTCGTTGAATTAATCAGTGCATGTAACGGAAGCCTGACAAAAATTACACGTGATCTTGCAAGTGAGGCTGATCTTGATGATGGTACGGGTGGTGCTGTGTCAATTGCAACATTTACCTATTAAAATTAATTTTACCTAAATGGGGAGTAAAAATCCCAAAGGTAGAATCAAATTAAAATTTACGCCCTGATGGAATCAGAGACGGCTAAGAATAGAACGCCGACAATGAAAGCCATGACGACGTAATTACATTCAGTTTCCTCGAGACCTGCGACCGCAGGCTTACTTTCAGCCTTTGGTTTAACAACAGGTTGCTGTTGTCTGACGGGAGGTTCGAGTTCCTCCAAAGGACAGTAGCCTATCATTTATACTGTACTTAGAGATTAATTTCCGTCTTCTTCTTTTTACGACCACGCTTTGATTTAGTGCTATCAACATTCACTTCCTTCACCTCACCACCCGTGGATTCTCCTGAAATTGAAACAATATCAGAAATGTCGTCATCATCTTCAGTCACTGGAATCTGAGTCGTATTCATTGGTGGGGGTGGGGGCATCATCACACCACCCATAAGACTGGAAATGTCAATCCCAGGTCCTTGCATTTCGTACTGCCCAGTACCACCAACTGGTGCAGCGTCAGTTGGTCCGCGTGTCGTGTTTTGAACTGCAGACATCATATTCTTCAACAAATCTGGGTTTTGTTTCAAGACATCATTCATATTGGGGAGGGCACTCTTGAACATACTATTTGTCAAGTGGAACATCATCGCCGAACCACCCAACATCATAATAAGCTTGACTTCTGGTGCAACATTTACCTTGGATCTATACTTTACATAGAGCTCCTCAAAAACTGTATCGTAGTCGTCAACATTTTCCATGACTGATTCAGACCAACCTTCAAGTTGGATTTCAAAGGGATTGTAGCGTTTGTTAAGGAATTCAAGACCTGTAACACACGCCACTAACATTCGTCTACTGAAACGAAGTGACTGTTCAACATCAATACTGTATGTAATTCTCTTGACCTCCGTTCTCAATTCTTCAACATTAGAATAAGCATTCAGTCTCTTATTTACGGCAAAACCTTTCTTTTCAAGGCGACCTAATTTGTTAATGAGATCGCTTTTTTCTTCATCTACAGAGCTATATCCCTTGGAGGGTTGCTCTTCCTGCATTCCAGGTCCATCATCAGCATCATCAAAGAACATTGGTTCATCTTCACCATAGTCAATTTCTTCTTCTTGATGTGATTGTTGTGGGGCTGATTGTTTGTTTGGATTTACAAAAGCATCCATAGCTTCTTGGTGTTCCATTTGGGGTGGTCTACGCGCATGTTGAGGTGCTGGACGTCGCACAGGCTGGGGACGAGGAGTTGAAATTTCAATTTCATCCATCAGGGCCTGTTCGTCAGCATCCAGTTTCATCACAGTAGTATTTCCACGATCAATGACAATTTCTTCGTCCATCTACTCTCTAATAGGAAACTATTAAATAACCTTTAACGCACTTTAGAAAAAATATATATATACATTATAAAATGCTCAACCTTAACCGCGCCAACCGAAATGCTATCATGACCATTGTCACTTTGATCATTTTGATTTTTGTACTCGGTATGTTGAAAAATACCAGCAAGTACCAGCCCAGACCAATCACCATTAAGGCGATTAATGAAACGTCCATTTTTGATCTTGAGCACCGCATTGAGTGTGCCCCAGGTCACACCAGTGAAGGTAGCACCTACACCAAGAGTTTGACTCCAGGTGGTGTTTGTGGTGCTGAACAACTCGTCGCGGAACAAGCGGGTTACGAGATTGAGGATGGAATTGGTGGATCTTTAATCTAAGCTAATACTAAATGGCTTTGGTGACTTCACTTCAAACTATTCCTGATCTCGACTACGAGTATCACACCATAACGGTTGATTCGATTGGACAAGAAAGTGCCAATACTTTTACTTGTCATCTTCAGCAACCCCTCAAAAATGTGGTTCAGGCCAGACTCCTCGCAGCACACATTCACTCAAATGTGATAACTGAACATTGTTATGTCTCCATTGAAGAATTGGATTCCATCTTCAGTGATAGAGCTTCAAATGTTCTCACGGGACAAGGACATTTAAGTATGCTCAGAGGATCTTTCGCGAGTATTGTCACCGACAATGCTACTCACGATGCTGGCAATTCCCTCGTTGTCTTTAAAGACAACTATCCAATCATCACACAATATATTAATCCAATCAGAAGAATTGATCGTCTTACCGTGACCATTAGAGATCAAAATGGTAATACAATTAAAAATTCAACCGATGCAGGTGCAAATTTCTTAGTTTTGAGATTTGTGTGTAGAAAACCAAACTTGTAATTTTCTCCCTTTAAAGTAGTAATAACATGTCTTCGGGTATTGTTCAACTTGTGGCAATTGGTGCTCAGGATGAGTACATCATGGGCAACCCCGAGATATCGTTTTTTAGTTCAACCTTTAAACGACACTCTAATTTTTCACAATCCGTCGAGAAACAGACAATACGCGGAGATGTGAAAAATAATTCAATGTCAAGTGTTCAAATTGAAAAATCTGGAGATCTTCTCGGATATATCTATTTGACAATAGATGACACAACACAGGCTTTAGATACTTCTCGGTGGGATCTACTCATTGATAAAGTAGAACTTCTCATCGGCGGTTCTGTCATTGATACACAAGATAGCATTTTTACAGAAAAAATTGCTATTGATACGTTCGCACAAAACATTTCACGCAGTGCTATTGGTACTCACCCAGGTGTCCACGCGCGTTCATACTTTTATCCACTTCGGTTCTTTTTCTGTGAAGGACCACAGTGCGCTCTCCCACTCGTTGCTCTCAATTATCATAATGTAGAACTGCGTATTCATTGGGGAGCACAAGCCGCCAATTACAACATTGAGATGTATGCTAATTATTATTACCTTGATAACGAGGAAAGAGGTAACATCGCCACACGAAAACATGACCTTCTCATCACCCAAGTGCAAAAAAATATTCCAAGCGGTGAAACTGTTCAGGATCTAATCTTCAACCACCCAGTAAAGTATCTCGCATCATCGGATACCACAACGAATGGTGCTTTGACATCACCAACAAATAAAGTTAAATTGAGTATAAATGGTGTTGAACTTGGAAACTACAGATGGGGAAAACCCCACTACATTGATGTTATGAATTACTATCATACAAATTTTGTTACATCCCCAGATTTCTTCCTCTATTGTTTTTGTCTCATGACGAGCTCTCTCCAACCCACGGGAACTCTCAATTTTAGTCGAATAGAATCCGCAAAGATCATGAGTGAAAGTATGCCTATTAATGACCCAATCTACGCAGTCAACTATAACATTTTGCGTATAGAAAATGGTATGGCAGGACTACTCTACGCAAATTAATTTACCCTCCTATATTAAATGGTCAAGAACTTACCGTCAGTAGAGAGATCTACCAAGATTAGGTTTGGTAAGCATGTCCCCGATTCTACCGATCAGGAGGAAAATACCATTGTCTTTAACGCGAGTAATACATTGGTTCCAACACCATACAGTAATGCAGTGTATTTGTCGCCTATCAGGAACAGGACTGATTATCAAACTCCAGAAGTTGTACTTCTTATGTACGACAGAAATACTAAAGAAATTACAGAATCTGGTGAATCGGCAGCAGCTCTGGTTGGTGGTGCTACGCTTGATATTGTTACAAATCGTAGTAATATTACAGCAAATACATTGATATTGTCAGGTCCTACAGGTTTTGTAACTTATGGAAATATTGGTATAGTAAATACGTTTGCCAATCACACTGTGAGTGTTGGTTCAAACCTTTACATTGACGAGTTTGGTTCAAATGTTTTGGTTGTTTCTGGAAATGTTGCAGTTCTCCGGGATATGATTATTGAGGGGAATCTTACTGTAAATGGAGATACGACAGTTATTTATACCGAAAATACATCCATCAAGGATGCAATTGTGGAATTGGGTAAAGACAATACTTCTGGAGATACAACGCTTGATTTGGGTCTCCTCATGCATCGCCCAGATGCACTATCTAATGTAGTTATTGGTTATCGTGAGGGAACAAGTGAATTCGCAATTGCGTACACAGATTCAAAACCCACCGATAAAACACTTATACCTAAAACAGATGAAGACATTAATGTGCATGTATACGGTTTAACGCACATAGATGCTAATATTTATGGACATGAAGACCTACTCGTCACCGGAAATGTGTATGTGTCTCAAAATGTCTCAGTCACCAAAGAGTTGACCGTCTCCGGAAATGTCTACGCCGATAAGGATCTTGAGGTTGTGGGGAATACATATGTAGATGGAAATGTTGTAACCTATAAAGATCTTCTTGTTAGCGGAAATGTGTATGTGTCCCAAAATGTTTTGGTCACTAAAGAGTTGACCATCTCTGGAAATGTCTACGCAGATAAGGATCTTGAGGTCGTGGGAAATGTGTATGCCGATGGTAATGTTGTTGCCTACAAAGACCTTCTCGTTACCGGCAACGTATATACCACTGGGAATACAAATGTCACAAATAGTCTCAATGTGAGTGGAAATGTATATGCAAAGAAGGATCTTCTCGTCACTGGTAACGTATATACCACTGGGAATGTGAATGTCACAAGTAGTCTCAATGTGACTGGAAATGTATATGCAAAGAAGGATCTTCTCGTCACTGGTAACGTATATACCACTGGGAATACGAATGTCACAAGTAGTCTCAATGTGAGTGGAAATGTATATGCAAAGAAGGATCTTCTCGTCACTGGTAACGCATACACCACTGGAAATGTGTACGCAAAGAAGGATCTTCTCGTCACTGGTAACGCATACACCACTGGTAATATTTATGCAAATAAGAATCTCATTGTTGCTGGTAATGTACTTACGACTGGGAATACCAGTATTTCGGGTGTGCTAAATCTTACAAATACAACGACCGCACTCAAGACCAATCTTACCTCAAATGTTCATGTAAAGTTGGATCAGTTGTCAAATGTCGTCATAGGTCAAAAAGTACTCGCTAACGAAGATATGCTCGTGTATGATGGTTCAAACTGGACCAACCAACTTCAAAATCACACATTCTTGTATGCAAAGGCTGCAGCCGCATTAAGTAAAGGTGATGTTGTGTATGCAACTGGTGCGGTTGGTAATGATACATTTGTTGTTAATAAAGCGGATGCTCGCGACCCCACGAAAATGCCCGCGATTGGTATTGTGTACCAGGATTTAGCTCTAAATGCACAGGGTCTCATTGTTACATTTGGGCGCGCCGATAGTGTTCCCCTTGATAATTTCCTAGAAGGTGAAACAGTGTATGTGAGTAATACTGTACCCGGGGGTCTCTCAAATCTCGTACCCCACGGAGAGGTGGGTGGTGTACCCAACCTCATTCAAAATGTTGGTCTTGTTGTGAAACCACATGCATCACAAGGTATTGTTTCCGTAACCGGTGTTGGTCGTACAAACGCCATTCCAAATGCAAATGTTATTACGACTACACCTGCGTATGTGTACACCGATGGCAGCGATGAGAAAAATACTTTACATAAAATTGTACCCGCCAATCTTCTCACAAAACTTCAAACTCTCCAACAAGTTGTGAATACTGGTAATACCGTGTCAAATACGATTAACGTGACGGGTCTCACGACAACTGGGAATGTGAATGTTACAAGTAACATTTCTGTGGTGGGTCTCGCAGATCCAAATAATAAATATTTACCAATGGTTGATACAAATGGATATTTTGTAAAGTCACCCGTATATGTTACAAATGAAGGTAAATATATAATCTCTGCGAGCGAAGCGGAGTTTTTAGGTAACATTACACTTGGTGGTAACACAACAATTATTTCATCAACTTCTATTACCATTTCAGATAGAATTTTTGGCGTGGGTGCAAACAATAGCGCCAC